TACGACAAAGACAAAGACAAACTATGGTTCACCCCCCGTTCAACCAGCCGTGAGCCGCAGGCGATCATTTCTAAGGGGGCCACGGGGGGATAAAACTTGCGTAGATTATACGCTAACCCCACGGATTTTTTCACCAAATTTATCCAGAGGAGTCCCGCTTTTTCACAGTATCCACTTGTTATTAACATTAGTATGTCTTAAGAAGCTGCTGGTGACGTCATTTAGAACCTTTATGTCACTTGGTTACTCCCCTACCAAATGGCTCGGTTGGTAGCCCCAATAGTTTATAAAGCACAATAAATGTTATATTTCGTTGGGTCACTCTGTCCCCCTTTGTTATCGATAAAGGGAGCCTTGGGTCATCCTGACTCCATTAGGAATCCTTAAGAAGACTGCTGGGAGGCTATTAGATTCCCTTAAAAGAGCCTTAGAGAGGCTCTGAGGGGCTAGAGAGGGTAGACGTAGTAGGAGATGATCAGAGGGTTACTGCTGGATTCCCAACGACCTCATCTGTTGAACCAGACAAGGGAGTCTTCTTTGGACTTACCCCACAGGTTGTTATGGGAGTCCATGAACTTCTGTAGTTCTTTGTCAATGAGTTCATCGTGGTAGTCAGCGACTGCTCTGTCTACGTGTGCCTCCATGTGTTCCACCCAGTATCCGCAGGCTATCGCTAGGGCATCCAACCTGTCATCATGTCTTAATGCTCCTTTCTCAAAGGTTATCCTTGACACCTGATAACAGAGTTGGTACAATGATCTATCGGCAACAAGGTTAGCCCTTGTTTCATCTAACGTGTCGCCTTCTCTGACCCTAAGATCATCTTCTACTACGTCTTTACTAAACACTAATCTGTGTGAGTTAAACAAAGGCTCTAAAGTGTCTATAATGCGTCTTTCTTTGACAATGTTATGTCTTACTTCTTCAATGGTGCAGGGATAACCTACGTCTTCAGAGAGGACAGGTTTAAGGAGTTGACTGAACATTCCATCACCAAAGTTACTCTCCACTATGATTTGGTTAACTTTGTTTTGTCTAGCTACTGTCGCTAATCCTTTGAGTACCCTTGGGGTATAACCTCCCATGAAGCCCCCAGAGGCAGTCACAAAGAGTTGCCCATTGAGAATCTTCACTACAGCATAAGCTGTTTCGTCTTTACCCATGCCAGCAGGGTCAATGCTCATGACTGCCCCAGAGTATGGTTGGTGACCTTCAGCAACCTCCATAGGCCTGTAGAAGCGGTCTCCTGCCAACCCTACTGACGGTAGGTCTTTCCATTCTAATTCAGGGGAGGAAGCCCATGTCAGCTTGGGAGAGGCTACGTCTTTGTCTAGGGGATGAACGATGAGGTCTCGTAGCTTAAGAGGGTAACGCCCTACGTCACTTAGGGAGGTATCCAGCATATACTGGAGGGCAAACCCGCTTTTACCGTAGGAGGCCTCACGTTCCTTCAGGTCAATGTCATCGAATCGACAGGGATCAACGGGAGTGCCTATGGGCAGCTTCTCGCACTTCTCCAGTATGTAGGGGGCCAGACGGCTACCGTAGGCTTCCTTGATCTTCTCTGTGGGTATTCTGGCAGGCCACACCCGTATCTCATAGCCCCTTTCAGGGAGTATATTGTAGATACTCATCTCTGTCTGGGGTGTCCCAAGGTAGACGATCCTGCCAGAAGGCTTTAGGACAGCATCAAATTCCTTAATGGTCTCTGCCACCTTATCCCTCATCACCTGTGTAAGGCTATTGTTTAGGGACTCAACATCGTCTGCCACTATGAGGTCTGCTCTACTTCCTGTTAACTGACCTGTAATTCCAACTGATTTAACAGAAGGAGCATGGGCAGCAGGAGCGGGAGCCACATCAAAGGCTATCTTACTGCTTCTCTGATCCTCTCTAGGCATAAGATGCTTCAGAAGGGGCATCTCATTAATAAGACGTAATGTAAAAGTGGAGAAGTCATCACTACGGGTCTTACTGGCACTCACCACCAATATATTCAGAGAAGGATTCAGAAGGAGTTGGTGACACACATACGCAGAGGTAATCCAACTCTTACCCACCCCACGAAAAGCCTGTATACAACAGCGTCTAGGGCCATTGTCTACATACTCTGCTATATCATATTGGGTAGGTGTAGGGTCAGGTAAACCGAGGTGCTTCCACACCACGTACACGAAGTTCCTGAAGTCCCTTACCTGTTCAATAGCGTCACTCACGCATAGTGGGCCTCTGGTGGGCCTGTACGGCCTTTTCCTGTGGAGAAGGCCTACTGACCCCCTTTGACCTTCTTAAGCTCGTCAGAGGTAGGAAACGGGAGGGCATTAACTAGTCCCTCCAAAGGAGAAGCCTCTGTGGGGGTAGCTGTGATTCCATTGTCCTTCAGCATCTGTCTGGCCACGTTAAGGTCAGTAGATGTGGCTTCCCCACTCCCAATACGTCCTGTGAGGTCATCACAGACGAGATCGAAGAGGTTACTTAGCTTTTGTTCTTTGCTTCTTCCCGCCATCTTTTCTTGTGCCTTCAGGGAACTCCAGAAGTGACAAATATAAGGCTTCCCCTCTTAACGGAGGGTCTACTTTTTTCTGTTCCTTAGTTTTTGCCATTCGTTAGCTGCCTTTCCTAATGTCCACGCTATAGTGGAAACAAGGAGGACAATCTTAAGGATTAGCTCTAGGTCAGTCAGGGTTACTACACCCATGACTGTGCCATTCACTCCAAATATCTTTAAGATGTCCACCTGTTTCCATTCGCTAACCCTTCACTACCTCAACAGGTTCAAGCGGGGCATCAACAGTTGTGCCGTTGATCTTCTCCAAGGTAGCTACAACCTTTTGGGCTGCGTTACGTACCGCTTCATGCTGTGGTGCAGTTAGGGCGGCGTTAGATGCCGCTTGATACACTACTTGTAAGCCCTCAATGGCTTCCTTCTGGTCTTGGTCTGTTATACAGCAACTACTCATGTTTCTCTTTTTGTTATAAGGATTAGTCAGAACCCGACGTTGTGGTTTCCTCTTCGGATTCCTCTTCGGATTCCTCCGCTTCACCTTCCGTTGTTTCTTCTTCGGTTGCAACACTTTCTTCTTCATCACTTGAAGTTTCCTCTTCGCTAGGCAACTCGCTGTAGCCGTCACCTATACTCATGCTTGCGAAGTCAGGCATCTCCCTGCTCGGTGCGGCTACCGGCGCAGACATCTGTGCTGCAATCCTTGTTTGCAATTCCAGATACCAACCACCTGAACCCACTTGGTTCTCGATCCACGCCTCGGCTCCAGCCTCAAACTCTTCAAGAGATTGGCATGGAACACTTATGCGTTCGTCTTTGTATGCGGATTTCCCGCTCTGCTGATCCACGGCAGTTATGCCGAGAATCACCGAATCGACACACCCCGATTGAGTCGGATGGCTGTCGTGTATTACTGAAACGTCCCATCGGGTTACGTCATATCGTATATTTGCCATGTTATTTGTTCCTTTGCATCAACCGAGGTTGGCTGATTAAATTTGTGTAAACTATATTCGTATAAATTGTTATTGGAGGAGGCTCATAATACTCAATGTCCAATCCTCCAAATCCTGCGTCAATCGTCCTTACGTTTTGACAACCGATTGTCAACCCGACTGTCAGTAATAATAAACAGATCATGGTAATTACGGTGCTGCTCACGCAGTTCCGCAAGTTCAATTTTGAGTTGGCATAACTCTGATCTGACTCCATTAAGTCCATCTATTAATTTTACCGTAATTTCTTTGTGTTCCGTCAGCGAATCCGTCAGGCTCGTAAACAGAAAATTCGTTAACCTGACCACATAGTAGGACACTCCCAACAATGCCACTACGCTGATTCCCTGTTCTAATAGCTGCTCCAGTTCCATTCATTATTGCCTCCCTAGCCTCCCGTGGATATTCCGTAAAGTGTGGCGTACCCATCCTGCAAGCTGCCAGCAGCGGACTTAAATCTTATTGAGTTGGGGACGGTCGTGGCATGTTTAAAACACCCGTGACACGACGTAAGGCAAGGCACGGGAGCTTCTGTGGAATCCATACCTGTTGACAGATACCCTTCCAAGCCGACCCCCTCGCTGTGATAAAACACCCAGCCATAAGAACCCGCTTGGGTCATGTTGCCCAAGTTCATGGTGAAATCCGCACCCGAATACATACTCCCCCCGCCCCCGCTGCTTCCCGACACGGGGCCAATCCCCCAAAAGGCTGTACTAACCTCGTTGCTGCCGTGGCCATAGTCATCCGTACCATCCGATTCCAAACAAAACACCCGCTCCCTCCAGACATAAGAAGATGTTGCAAAGGAACTGCCCACCCCTAATTCGGCCTTGACGAAATTGCCAGAGGTGGTGCTGTAAAGGTCTTCGTTTGAAACCAAACCGCTGCCCGTTATAAAATAGTTTTTATAGCCCGTCATTCCGGTAAGGGTCAAGGCAGAAGAACTTACTGAAGCTGAAGACAGTTTAATCAAACCCCCAGAGTTAAGCGTTACGTCTCCAGATGTGCCGCCCCCTGTTAAGCCAGTTCCAGCGGTAACACCTGTTATATCCCCGCTACCACCACCACCTGACCCCCAAGTCATGGCAGCACCCGACCCTCCAGAGGTAAGCACCTGACCAGACGTACCAGCCGATCCACCAATGGTGATGTTGGCTGCGCCTCGTAAGTCTATCGCTGCGTGTTGTTTCTTGGATGCCATTAGCCTGTTACTGTTACTCTGTATTCGGTTGTGTCACTTGGGTGTGATGCGAATATAATTGTCACCCAATCATCTGTGGTGTTGGCAACATACCCCCAATTTGTTCCACCGTTGGTAGTCGCTAATACACCAGTTCCCGCTGCCTGTGAGGTTGTGTCATCCCACTTGCCCCTGCGAACCTCAACCTCTACATCCGCATAAGGCGTTGCCTTTTCCACTACCGAAACTACTGAAAATTCCGTTCCCAAATTATGATTGAACATGAAAGCATCGTAAGGAGTGTTAAGCCCGATCATGTCCTTGCCGTAAACCCTAGCAACTTGCATTAACCCACCAGAGGCAGAGGTTGCCTTGACTGATCCATCACCCAACAACTCCAGCACGGGCAAACGTGTGCCAGAAGACTTCATCCCGAAGGACGTTTTGGCTGAAGTAGAAGTGTTGGCGTTGTCTAGAGTTAACACGGGTGCGGACGTCCCAATAACCCCCATGCTGTAATCCAGCCGACTATAATAGGATGTTGAGCTATCTCCGAGGCACAATGTACCGCTCCGATTATCGTCATTATCCGCAGCCTCGCTCCGACCCTTAACAACCAACACCCCAAGGTGATCGTTGTCACCAACCGAAGTCGCCCCAGTAATAGTCCCGTGGTTGGCGTTGCTGGTTGTGTCGTACCACTTGTAATCGGTGGCTAGTCTAGTGCTACAGTCAATCGACTGCGGCGTGTAGGCGGCTACTTCTCCGAGTTCTGTGATTGTAACAGCGTCAACGTACGCAGTAACAACCGTTGATCCGTTTTGATAGAACTTAAAGAAACACGCCGACCCAGTAACCGTGGGTGTGTGTGTAAAGCTGATTTTAGTCCATGTGCTAGTTGCGCTAGTATTGACAGAACTACCTACATTCTGGCCATCGCCATCCTGCATACGAACAAGCAAATCTCCTGCTGTTACATATACCCAACACTCAACATAATACTTTCTCCCCGCCGTTACCGAAAAGGTGTCAGATTTTATTCCAGAACCAGAACCAATGCCAACAAGTTTACGAGAGTAGGTTCCTGCGTATTTTTGAGTCGTTGATCGCTCATTGGTGTCAATCGTGCCGAGGTCTGACCAGTTGTCATCAACCTCCATTGTCCCATTAGTGACCAACTCTGTCGGGTCAGCATCAGCATAAATCCAAGGAGTCGAATTACCATTATACGCCGCCGCTATTTCATCGGAATCCAAGGCTCGGTTGTGGATGGAGGTGTGCTTGATCTCCCCTCCGTACTGGTAGCCAGCCGACTGATTGCCGATTTTCGCTGACGTACTTCCCTCTGTAATATCGTGGCTTGAGGTGTCCGTGGTGTTGGACGCTTGAGACACTCCGTCGATGTACAGAGACATACCCCCACTCCTATCGCTCACACACACCAAGTGATGCCATTCGCCGTGCGTCCATTTATCGGTAGCGATAACCTGTGAAGCCATAGCGTTAGAACTGTTGTTCAGCCTAAACGTCACATTCGGGGTGTCAGTATTTGCGTCACCTTGATAAATATAGAACCTCGCTTCAGACGAACCTCCCCCGCTAAAAAACGAGTAATTAGCGTTGGCAGCAGAAGGGTGCTTTTCCGTTTTCAGCCATTGGCTAATCGTGAAGTCGCCTGTTCCAAACTTGGTCACTCCAAGCGGAAGGTCTACTCGGTTAGTGGTTGCCGTATTATCAAACCTCAAGCTCGGCTCGGCTGTCCTGTGCGAATCGTTGAGTGTCTGCGAGTTGACTATGCGGTTGGCTTGGTGGTCTTGTGTGCCGTCTGCATTGATGCGGAGTCGTTCTGTTAAGCCCCCACCAGAAGCCTCGGTATCAAACGAAAGGAACCCTCCTGTGTTATCACCACCCACGGCTGTTGAATCCAAGGTTGCCCGAATCTTACAAACAAAATCATCATAGGTTCTCTGGCCAAAAGTGATTTCCCCCATCTGGCCCGTCAAAGAGGTATCTTGCCGTGTGAGGTGTAAATTCCCCCCGGCATCATTAATCTGTAAATGGAGTTGCCCTATTGGGTCTGTGTTGCCGATTCCCACTTTTCCCCCATGAATGGTCATCTTTGTGCCTCCATCTTCACGGAAGCAAACCTTGCCCCCTATATTATCTATATCACCGACGAAAGTGTCTGTGCCGTTGAACGTGAGTAACTTCTTTAACGTACCGTTGATGTTGACACCGATCCCACTAGCGGAACCCATCATTATGTTGCCATTAACATAAAGAGATGCCTCTGTTGTTGGATCAGCCCCCACTCCCAGCCTGCCGTGGACTTTGGTGTCGGAAGCTGTAATGGAAATGCGTGAACCTATTGAGCCACCGCTCCTTGTGCGTAGATGCAACTGGCCTTCCTCGTCGGTGTTACTAACATCAGTAGACCGTGCGTAAATCGTAGCGTACTCGGTGTTCTTGTCAGTATCGTCACGGCCCTCAAAGCGGATAGTTCCTAAAACATCATTATCGGCTTCGTCTAGTGTGGTTTTCCTAAAAATTAACCGACCACCGTTTGCATCATTATTAGTATTAACCAGATTTATTACGGGCTGCGTTGTAACACCCGAAACCAAATCAATCCCGGTTTTGCC